TTATCAGGTTGTTGCGATACACCTTGTGCCAGATTGGGTATGCTGCTGTTTACGAGTGGCATTATCTGCGAAGCGTAATGGTGGACAGTTCGTTGTCAAATATTGTGTGGTCAGCATTCTTGGCATTGCTGCGTCTTGCCAGTGTCTTTGCTTCCATTTCATCCCGCAACGTAAAGACTTCAATCTCGCCACTTCCGACGAATCTTGCTGCCATCTTGCGAGCTGCACGTATAGTAATCCATTGCCTGAATTGTTCTGGCAGTTCTGTAAAGTCTAGCAGGAATACGATGTCTACCTCCAAGTCCTGCGTAAATGTACTTCGATGGTTCTTCTTGTCGTACAGGCTTGTGCCACGCTGCACGATGTCAATGTCGATATACTTACCTACCTCCGTGTCCACTTGGAGCGTATTGCTCGGTACGGTGATCGTGTTATCATTTGCTCTTGTTAGCGGATACTTCTTCTCGCTATTGTAATGCCACCCCTTTGCCTGTATTTCCCTACTGGTGTTGTCGAGCAGTGTTTCTGCCTGTACTGCTTGAATGGGTTTTCCTGATCCCGCATTCAGTGTGTTTACTGGTGCTTCACCAATGGCCCCTAATATCTCATTAACGGCTTCGAGTTTAGTTGATAATGTAAGAGACATGGTATCAGTCTGGTAAAGGGGCCAGCAGGCTAACTATGGACAAAGGAATGCCCACTGGCCCCGAACCAGAAGGAAGGTTATGCTACAAGCTCAAGCATTGCTTCAGGACGAAGGATGCCGTGACCAAGAGCGTATTTAGCCAAGAACAGTGTGCCTTGGTACTCAGGTTTGTACTCAGACTCAGTTGCCAAGTCCATGAGTTGAACAGTACCAACAGCAGAGGTGTGACCGATAAGACCTACCGTATTACGGAAGTCACCATCGTAACCATTACCACCTGCACCAAACACGTCATTATTGGAGTTGGAGTCATCGGTAGCAGTACCAGATGCACCAGAATCCATATTGGTGGTTGGGATATGGGTGGACTTGTAGATGCTGATACCAGCAATCTGAGGAACCATACCAGTAGACAAGTTACCAGAACCGCCAATGTCAGTATTGGCAGCAGATGTAAGTGTCATACCAGAACCGTTGTCACCAGTAATGAGACTGTAGTAGTCACCAGGTGCGAGAACTGCGAAACGACCGTCCTCATCAACATCGTTGTTATCAAGCTGTTCAGCAGCAACAAAGAATGCTTCGATTAGGTTTTGAGCATCATAAGAAGCTTTCGTACCAGCAGTGCCAGGGGCAGAGATGTCGCCATTAGGAATATCAACCTGTCCACCAGTCTTGTTAGTCTGGGTGAGGTTAGCACTTGCACGAGCGGCAGCAATCATCACCTTACATACAGCAGTATCGTAACGTACAGCAAGGGCTTTCGCCAACTCACGAGCGTAGATACTGCGGATATCGTAGTGATTCTTCATGTCATCCATATTGTAGAGCATCGTGGAAGAAATGAGCAGGTCATCAATGGTGATGATCTTTTCAGTCTTGGCGATGTCACTCAGATAAGTGGAACTTGCTCCACCTTCTTGGATAACATTTTTACCAGGTGTGTGGTAAATAGCACTTGCAATTCCAGTTACTGGAAAGGTAGCACTTTTACCACTATTGATGGTACGAGTAGTGTGTAGTTGACGAAAAACATTCTTCTCGTCGAACGTAGTTAAGATCTCTCCTGTGAATTGTTTTAGGAAGAGGTCGTTGAATCCACTGCCAGCTTGATTATTGTCAAACCGTGATGGATCGGTAATGCCTTCATTAGCCATTTGTCGGGTCTCCTATATTGGAAGTTAAAAGATAAGGGTTTAAGTTATCTCGCTCACTTTCCGTTAGGTATCTCCCGCAAGAGGCTACGTCTGTTTACGAAATCTATCTACACAAATGAACTATGTTTTTCATGTTGGCAAGTGTTTTCTTTTGTTAAAGTTATGTTAAGCTATGTTTCGGGTCTGTTGTTGTGTGCCTATCACACGTCCCATAGGGGCTAACTCCTGTAGATGCACCCATAGAGACTAGCAAGCCACAGGAATACTCATCCTTGAAGTGGTGCTTACCTTGCTCTATCTTTATGATTGGTGAGATTGACCGATACCAACAAGTAGCACATGGTTGCTCCATGAGTGCATCTTGTCCTGTGCGGTAGTTTACTGATTTGTGTTCTTCGTCCATAAATAAAATAGCCCGCAAGGAATGGTACTCCGAGCGAGCCTGAAAGATCCGAGTTGTGTTGGCCATTCTTTCACAAATCAACCTGTCTGTTTGTGAAATTATGTCAAATAAAAAAGGCAGCCCCTGTATGAAGCCACCTTATCAATGATATACATTGGTGGTAAATAAAAAGGGGTCACGCAATATGACCAGATGCGTAACCCCTTGTAACCATTAACAATACAACATTAACGCATGCTATTTCTGCGAATCCGTTTACCGATTTGATTGCCTCCGTTGATGTCAGCGTGGATAACCACGTTCGGTACAAATTGTGTGGCAACACCATTGCTTGTTTCTACTGCAACAACACAACCGACTCCTAAAGGAATCTCCATTGCTCTTGCTGTAAATCCATCTGTTTGTGAAAGGATCTTCCATTGGTTAGGATTGCCAATAGTTTCGATGCCTTTGGCTTTGTTTGCAATCACTTGCTCGCCACCTGCTTTGAGTGGTGGTTGCGTAGCTTGCTTTGGCGTTGGTAAGTCTTCTTGTTCTACTGTTTTACGTACTGGTGCTTTTGACATGATGTTTTGTGTGAAAATTAAAAGGGGATACCGACTGGGATGAGAAACAATGACAACAGAAAAAGTTTGGTCGGTATCCCCTTGTTGAGGGTTAAGAGAATCAACTATGAAAGAGTGATTACTTTAGTTTGGTAATGTCGGTAACGGCAAGCCTTTTCTTAACTTGCTCGTGAAATGCTGCATCGTTTGACCTGTACTTCGGGTCTTTCATGTCGGCAAGCCATTCCTGCTTTGATCCGTACGATTGCACACCAGCAGCACCAGAGGTTTCGCCTTGCAGCAGTTTGCCTGGTTTACCATTGGCAACTTGGTACTGTGCAAGCAAGCCCTTCATGGCAATCGTAGCTCGTGTAATATCGCCTGAAGTGTACTCCGCATTGAATGCCTGTATTTCTGCATCACTGAGGTTATCACCGCCCCATTCCAGTGCGGACTGATGCTGCTCACCTCCAATGCTTTGTAGCTGCGTATTGTAAAGTTCTGCCTTTGCGGTCTGTCCTTCGATGAAAGCGTCAACTACATCCTTGGGCATTCCTGATTGCTCAAGTGCTTTGTAGGTGTCCTCGGAAAGTTGTCCATCGTTACTGAAGAACTCCTCACGGGCATTGTTAACAAGTTCGCTTACATTGCCTTCCGATTCGGTAGCTTTGTTGTCTTGAATGCCTTGCCGTTCAGAAAGTTTTTTCTGAGCCTCTGTATATGCTTTGGCTTGTTCCTGAATCGCATCTTCAAGTGATCTGCCTTCTGTTAAGTATTTGTCCTGAAGCCATTCTGGTTTTTCTGGAGTGGCTTGTTCCTGAGTAGACTCAGGTGTTTCTTGTGTCGGTTCCTGTTTAGGTTCCTCCACTGGTGCAGCAGGAGGTTCCTGCATTTGTATGCTTTGTACTTCGCCCATAATATTTCCTTTGGTTTATTCTGATTGTGCGGCAAGTTCTTCCTGCTGCATAAATTGGTCTGATGCTGTCTTTATAGCATTCGGGCCTAGCTGTTGTGCCATCTGTGCCATCTGTGCTTGCTGCATCTCTTGCTGTATCTGCTCGTCGGTTTTGACTAAGCCTTCTGGATCTACACCAAGCGAGGTAGCCCGTCTCTTGAAGTATTCTCCTACCGATACGTATTGAGCGATAGCTTGAGGCCCGACGACTTGCTGTGCTCCTCCAAGGAAGAGGTCGAGCCTATTTAAATCATTACCTCTACCAAGTGCATCAACACCAGTTGTAATTGCAGGTCGCACCACGCCTTCAGGTAGCTTAGGTATCTTCTTGGTTTTCACTAAGCGATTGAGCGTTTTTGTGACTAATGGTAACTGCAACTCTTGCGATAAGAGACTGTATAAGCCTCCAAGCGTTGCTTCGAGTTCCTGTGATAGCATACGTATCTCTTCAGCGGTAACACGCTCTGCTTGCCGTACTACGTTGCTATTAAGGAGGAATGCGTGTGCAAGCCTCTCCTCAATCTTGAACATTGTTTCCTGAGCCACACGGAAATCGTTGAACTTATCTGCCTGAAGTGTGCCGATCTCTTCACGATTACCATTGATTACTGCACCATTAGGAGCATCTGTAATCTCGTCGATCTCTGTAGAACCATTAGGATTTACAAGGAAGAGCAGTTTTGCTGCTGCTACTGAGCCTTCGAGGATTGCTCTTGATAGTCCGTTGAGGCTAATCAAATCCCCAAGATACTCCTCTACAAATCCACGCCCGTAGGACTCTCCGTCAATGCGTGACCAGCGTAAAGGTATCCACTCCAAATTTTCTTCTTTGTACTCGCCTACAGATTCAGGTAATACCACACCTTTGACTTCCTGCCAAACTTTGTACTTACCATCAGGTTGCTTTACGACTGCGGTGTAGAGGTCACAGGTCTTCTCGTTAGACTCCATCTTAATCTCACCACGTACTTCTTCTGGTAGCTCGGTAGGTGCGACTGTCTCCAGTACAACGATATGGGTCACATTGCCCATTGGGTCACGTTTGACTACAAACCTATCTAAGTGGAATACACGCAAGCCGCCTTGCTCAGGCAGGTATATCAGTGCATTGCCAGATACGACAAGATGACGAAGGCATTCATATAGTCCTACACGATATGCTTCTACCTCCATCGACTGCGTTGTGGATCTTTCAATCTTTGCTAAAGCTCGGTCAAGTTCTGTGCGTAACCCTTGTGCATCTTCCTGCATTTCCTCCTCCATCTTATTCA